ATCTTTTATCTCCCTCCCCCGAAGAAAACAAGCCAAAAAAAAACTAGGCAAAACAATGTTAAATAACAAAAAAGATACAAATGCGTACAAATATGGACAGATTTACAGAAGATTACGCAGAATTATTTTGGCTACAAATCCGACCTGCTACTGGTGCAAAAAAGCCCTAGCCACGCAGGTCGATCATGACCCTCCCCTAGCATCGGTGATTGATCCTCGACTCTGGGTCGGAGAGCTGAGGCCATCGTGCGCATCTTGCAACTATTCGAGAGGGGCGAAGTATGGCAACGCCACAAGAAGGAAAACAATCCCCAGTCGCAACTGGTAAGCGGAGCAAGAAGTCTTGCAATCCTATGCCACGCTGGGGAACACCACGCAGGGCAGAGCGCAAGACCAAAGGCAGAGAGCTGCGTAAAGTTGCAAAGATGATGGGCTTTGATCTCTTCCCTTGGCAAGCCCTTGTTGTAGATGTGGCGTTAGAGCATGATGAAAAGGGTAATTTTTTTTACTCGACAGTAGGTGCTACCTGCGGAAGACAAGTTGGAAAATCCAAACTCGTCAGCGCTCGAATCACTTATGAATGCTTACAGCCAGGGCATTACGTGGCCTACACCGCGCAAGATCGGAATCAGGCGCGACTGGCATGGGAAGAGCACACCTTCACGATGGAGCAATCTCCAGAAATCGCCAAGCTCATCTCGAAGATTGTGTATCGGAATGGCTCTGAGCAGGTCAGATTCAAGAATGGCAGCAGCTACTCCATCGTCACGCCGAGCACCACCGGCGGAAGAGGGCGCACTTTAGATCTGGTCATTATCGATGAAGCCCTGACTCATGAGCTGAGCATTGATGCCGCACTCCGGCCAACATTGGCCACGCGAAGGAATGGACAATTCTGGATTGTCTCCAATGCCGGTGATCCGCAAGGCTCGGAGCTCTTGAAGCATTACCGGTCTCTCGGTCATGAATCCATCATCAGCAAAGACTCGGGCTTGGCTTGGTTCGAGTGGGCTCCAGGAAGTGATGATTTCGATGTGCATGACGAGTCGGTTTGGAAGCAAGCTATCCCATCATTGGGATTGAAGCATGGCGTGACGATAGAGGCTGTGCGACAGGCCAGCCAGATGAATCCGGCACACATCTTTGCTCGGGAGTGGCTCAATGTCTGGCCATCGCTCTCATCTGTCCAGGTCATCAGCGATGCTTCCTGGACAGCTTTGCAAGACACCAGCACTCGCATCGGGAATCAAATCGTCTTCGGCTTGGATTGCACTTTCGAGCGCCACAAGGCCACCATCGCTGCGGCAGGTCGAATCGGCAACAAGGTTCCGATTGAGATTGTGGAGCGAGGTGATGGAGTGCGATGGGTGATGGAGCGATGCAAAGAGCTCTCGGCCAAGTGGCGTGCGCCGCTTGTTATCGATGCTGGCTCACCGGCAGGCAGCTTCATCGATGCCTTGCAGCGAGATGGTGTCAATGTTATCCCCATAGGCAGGCGTGATTTCGCCCAGGGATGTGGAACATTCTACGACTTGGTACAAGATGGCCGCCTGACACACGATGGCGATCCTGCTCTTCTGCAAGTCATCAAGAGCACAAGCCGAAGACCACTGGGCGAAGCCTGGGCATGGGATCGGAAGTCATGCGATGATGCCATCGACCTGGTGGCTGCGACATTGGCAGTCTTCGGCATCATTCACAAAGAACCAACCAAAGAGCCACAAAGGAGCAGGATCTACTGATGAACATGAAACAGATGAGCACCATCATTCAACTGCTCGGCGCATTGACATTCTGCGCGGGAATTGCTCTCTATTCGCAGCGCGCTGCGATAGTATGTGGGGGCGTGATTCTCACGCTCTTTGGCATAGCATTGGAGCGAGGTAGTGCTCAATAATTTACTGAAACGACAATTTCAGCCCAGTGTTGTCTATTCCAACACCGGCTATGTCGATTCACTGGGAAGAGTCGGAAGATTCTTTGAGGGCAACTGGGCTGGCGTGTATGTTGATCAAGACACAGCTCTCGGAGTGCCTGCAATCTGGCGCGGAATCACACTCATCTCTGATGCAATCGGAGCGATGCCACTGCATGCCTATCGTGGCGAAAAGCTTGTCACTCCGACTCCGAATATCTTGCTGCGGCCTAATCCGCCACATACGCGCATGGAGACAATTAGCGCAATGGCGGCAGCGTTGCTCATTCATGGCAACTACATCGCGGTACTCGGTGAGCCTGGAGCCAATGGCTTGCCGGATAGCTTCTATCCTGTCGAGCCGATGCGATGCCAGGTCAATCGTGACAAAGAAGGGCGCTTGGTCTATTCGATAGACGATAGAGAATACGATCAATCACAAATCCTGCACATCAAGAATTTCTCGATGCCTGGATCGCTTGTCGGTGTGGGAATACTCGGAGCGCAGAAGCAAGCTGTCGGAAAATCTATTGCTATCAATGAATATGCCGCGCGCTACTTTGACGGCGGTGTGAGTCCATCGGCAATCTTGAAGTCAGCCAATCCTGATCTCACACAGGAGGAAGCAGATGCCTTGAAGTCTGCATGGATGTCAATGTATTCCTCACGCAATCGCGCACCGGCTGTCTTGAATAACACCACAGACTTCGAGGTGCTCAGTGACAATGCACAGGAATCACAGCTCATCGAAGCGCAGCAGCAGGCATTGGTCGAAGCATCGAATATCTTGGGGCTTCCGGCCTATTACTTAGGAGCGCCTAATTCCTCACGCACTTATTCCAATGTGGAGCAGGAGAATCTCCAACTGATTCGATGGAGCATTCAGCCGATTGCTCAGCGCATCGAGGAAGCTCTCTCGGATCTTTTGGTGCGCGGTCAAGTCGCTCGATTCAACTATGACTCACTACTTCGCACCGATACGCTCTCACGATACCAAGCCCATCAGATTGCTTTAAGCAATGGATTCCTGAGCGTTGATGAAGTGCGAGAGATGGAAAAGCGACAGCCAATGGAAGAAGCAGAGAACACAGTGCCAGAGCCGGATGAGGATGATGTCACTGATGTCAATGATGATGAGATAGAGGAGACCACAATCCTATGAGCGACATCCAGCACAGAAATTTCGAGATACATCTTGAACATCGCGCGGAAGGAGATGGTCGCACCATCTACGGCATGGCCGTTCCCTATGATGTCGAGCAGCGCATCAATGGCAATCTCACTGAGGTCTTTCGCAAAGGAGCCTTCGCCGATGTAGTGCGCGCGCCATTTCGCGTGAAACTTTTGCGCGGTCATGATGCGAAGGGGATGCCGATTGGTCGCGCGACTCTACTGCGCGAGACTGACAAAGGACTCTACGCCGAGATGAGAGTCAGTCAGACTGCGGCAGGAGATGAGGTCTTAGAGCTCATCAAGGATGGAGCACTCGATCAGCTCTCTATTGGCTTTGCTCCCTTGAAGAATCGCAAGCGCGAAGATGGTGTCATCGAGCGGATCAAGGCGCATCTGGCAGAGATTTCACTCGTGACCTTTGGAGCCTATGGGGATCTGGCAAGCGTGGCGGGTACGCGCGATCATGAATCCAATGCGCCACGATTGACTCATGCGCGCGAGATCCTTGCATCGCTGAGGCAGTAATGCCGTACAGCATCGTCACAGATCATCCAGACTGCGCCGGATACGCGGTCATCAAAGATGAAAGTCGAGAAGTGCTGGGCTGTCATCGGACAGAGGCGCAGGCGCAGGAGCAACTGACAGCTCTCAACATCGCAGAATTTGGCGAGCGCGCTCTGCCGGAAAACTATCGGCCAGCATCAAGTGAAGATGTGCCGGATGGGCGTAACTGTGGCAACTGTCTTCACTATGTCCAGGGCTACTGCAATCTCTGGGATGCCAATGTCCAGGCGAACTTCTACTGCAACAGATGGATTATGCGCGAGGGAGAAGTCACTGAGCGCGCTCCCGCGCCACCAGAGGATCAGATTGAGGGCAGTGAGAAGAATGAGCCAGGAACAGCAGCAGGCAAGACAGGCGGCA